CCGAGTTGTTTTTCCTCACGCTTTAAGATAGGTAACGCATATTTGAAATAATCTTGTAATGATTCAATATCTTTAGAAGTTAAAAATACTGTACCGCCGTCTGTTAAATCTACTTCAACTAACGGACGTCCAGAATCTATTCTTAACGTATCTAATTTAATTGGACTCATCATAATTTCCTCATCTTTCTTTATAGTTTGTTTTTTATTTGGGATAAACCCATAAGCGCTACCCGTTAAGATAGCGCCTAGCGTTTATCAAATTAGACGGTTACTGGTTTAGTAAAATGCACGTCGTATGTTTTGTCGGTTCTTGTTATATAAACTGTACCAATTAATTCTACGTCGTCTGTGCTTTGTTGGTTATCCCAGTATCTTGCAACTTCTACTTCATAAACGGTAAGAGCATTTACTTTTACCATTGTATCTGGACAACCATATCCGCAAGTTTTATCTGCATACTTAATTAAAAAGTCTGCAACATTTTCTATTGTTAGTTTGCCGTCTTTGTAATAGTTTCCAATTTCTTGGTCTTTTGTGTTAAACCAGTTTCCAAAACAAGACCAACGGTCTTTTGTATTTCTGAAGCTAACTGATTCGTGTGTGATTGTTTTTCCGTATGCACTCATTTGAGTACCTCTCTTTCTTTTCTAGTTTGTTGGGTAAAACCCATAAGGCGCTCTCGTTAAAAAGCGCCCTAGCGTTTTACATTTCTGCAAGAAAATTTAAAACATCTACTAAGCCGTCATTATTTATTCCACTATCCCAGTCGTCATCTACAAGATTTATTGTTGTAGCATTGTTGTTACTTAGATTGTTTAATAAATCAAATAAAGCTATAACTTGACCAGCCTTTTGTATTTTAAATTTTTTCTTAGTTTGATTTTGGAAATCAACAATTGTGTCATTTATTGTTTTAACTAATACTGTATCTACCATTTGGTTTTTCTCTCTTTCTTTTAAGTTGGAACTGATTGTTCCATAAGGCGCTACCGTAATAGCGCCCTAGCAAAAATCAGAACTAAAGTTTAAGGTTAATCTTACGAAGCGTTGATTACGCTTGTGTCGTAAGTGTTTGCAGTTTCGTGTCCAAGTGCCTACCGTGTTCAAAGTGTTGCCGTAAGGAAGTATCTATGTACTATGGCTAAACCGTACTAGCGGGTTGAGTTGAGCATTGTTGTTGCGATTAAAGATTACGCAGACTTGCAGGTCAAACTTGTCCATCTCATACATTTTTTACACGCGTGGTCGTTGTGCTATACGCGCACCGTACTGACGCAATTTCCTAGACACCGAGTTGAAAACTCAATGGTAGCACCAGTTGGTTGGACGGCTTTTATCCCAAAGGTTGAGGGCTGGATTTTTGAGTCGCGTTAGGCAGGTCGTTGCCCCAGATTCCGCGATTTTGGTTTTTTCTAATATGTGCCTTTCGTTTGCTTACAATATAATTAAATCATAAATTAAAGATTAAACCAAATGAATTTAAAGAAATATTTTTAAGAATCCTTTTTATAACTTTACACTTACTCAAAAACCCTATTAAAATAAGACTTTAAGAGAACGATTTTTGGCTAAAAATGGCTGAAAAAAAAATTAAAAAAAATATAAAAAAAATGCTAAAAATTGGTCTAAAAAGTGGCTCGAACTTTGATTTTCGGGCTAGTCAAAAATTGGCTAAAAATACAACATACTCGGTATGTCTGGGTTAGGGTTATGAGATGACAAATAAAAATCAAGATATGAAACTTCGTTATAAATTTCTTGATGAATCTGTTTGGGCTAGATTAAACCAAGCTCTATCCGTCGGTGCTTACATAGAGGACGCGTGTGTATTCGCTGGGATAAGCTCTCGTCAATTTCGTCGGTGGCGGGAATTGGCTGAACAAAATGTTGAACCTTACTCAACTCGCTGGGAAGAAATAGCTAAGAGTGAATCTCAAGCTATAGTTAGAAATCTATTTAATATTCAAAACTCTGCTAATAACGGTTCGTGGCAAGCAAGTGCGTGGCTATTAGAAAGAAAATATCCAGAAAAGTTTGGTCGTAAAGATTCTCTTGACGTAGCTAGTTCTGGTGGTAATCGCTATAACGTTGAGCTATACTGGTCGGATAATACAAGATTTATTGAGGGAGAGGAAATTCCTACTTCCGATATGTCCGATATAAAAAAAGAGATTGATAATAATGTCGAAACCTAAAGATGAATTTGATGATGTTAATGAAAAGTTTATTGAGATAATCCAAGCTAATGATTTTGATTTTCCAGTTGTAAGTGAAGTTCAAGTCACACATTTTGATTTTGATTCTGGCTTTGTTGTCTTGCCCTTACCTCTTGACGTTCTTGAACTCTGGCGTGAATTATTAGAGGGTGGTAATGGAAACGATTTTATCGACTAACGGTACAAAAAATTTTAAGGTTAAAATGCCTGAGCTTCACTCTGGGCAATTATCTGTTGCTACTTCTAAATCTCGTTTTAAAGTTCTTGTAGCTGGACGTCGTTGGGGAAAGACTAGGCTTGGTGTATGGCTTTGTATTGCTAAAGCTATGCAGGGCAAGAGAGCTTGGTGGGTTGCACCAACATACTCTATGGCGCTAGAGGGTTGGAAAGAAATTAGAACTCTTGGTATTGACTACGGTTGTCAAGTTAAAGAATATGAAAAAACTTTATACACGCCAACAGGTGGGCAAGTAACTGTTCGTTCTGCTGATAACCCTGATAGACTTCGTGGAGCTGGTCTTGACTTTATTGTTTTAGATGAGTGCGCTTTTATTAAAGAAGATGTATGGAAAGAAGTTCTAAGACCTACCCTAACTGAACGTCGTGGCGGTGCTTTATTTATTTCTACGCCTAGAGGGTTTAACTGGTTCTCAAAACTCTATGATGACGCAGAAACTCTTGCTGATTGGGAACGGTGGCAACTTCCTACTACTACTAATCCTTATGTACCGCTAGATGAACTTGAAGTTGCTAAAAGAGAGATAGGTTCATTTCTTTATAACCAAGAATACGAAGCACAATTTATTGAACAATCTGGTGGCTTGTTTAATCGCAACTGGTTTAAATACTTTACTACTTCGCAAGAACTTCGGTTTAATGAAAACGGTTATGAACAATACTTTAAGTTTTTAGAATACGATAATAATAAACGTGTTGATTATGATGACTTACAAATTTATTCTACTGTTGATTTAGCAACCTCTACTAAAGAATCTGCGGACTATACTGTTGTAACTACTATCGGTGTAAGTCCTACTAATGAAATTTTTGTTCTTGATGTTGTAAGGCAAAGACTTGAAGCGCCTGAAGTATTAAAATTGTTGCAAAGCGTGTATGAACGTTGGCTACCTAGTATAATCGGCGTAGAAAGAGCTGGGTATCAACTTGCATTTATACAAATGGCGCGTAGTCAAACACAACTACCGATAAGAGAACTTAAAGCTGATAAAGATAAGTACTCACGTGCGTTGCCGTTGTCTGCTAAAATGGAAGCTGGTTTAATCTATTTTGATAAGACAAGCCAATGGTACTTAGAATTGGAAAAAGAGTTATTGCAATTTCCAGCTGGAGAACACGACGACCAAGTTGATTCTCTTGCTTACGGTATATTACAATTAACTCGTAAGAAAGAATTTAGGGCGTACTAAATGAACATACTGGAATTGGCTTGGGTAGGTAGTTCCTTTGGGTGTGTTCAGCTACCTGCCCTAGCCGTTAGGAGAATATATGGCTGAAAGGCGAACATTAAGCGACATCATATTTGGTCGTGCTTCCGTCAATGATGAAAGAAAGCGTTTTAATTTTTTTAATGACGCTGATTCTATGTATAACAATGTAAGTTTTATTCAAGGCTGGAATACTCGCGCTGGTTCTTGGGAAGTTGATGCTATGGGCAACGGCGCTTCTAACTCTGCCGTAGTTTCGTGTTTGCAAGTTCTAGGATTATCTTTTAGTGAAGCTGAACTTAAAGTTAAGTTTTATGATAAAGACGGTATTGAACAAGATATTAAAAACCACCCATTAACAATTTTAATGCGCCGTCCTAATCCGTTTATGTCTGGCGATATTGTTCAACAATATATTATTAATGCTATGCACGTGTCTGGCGACGCTTACTTAATTAAACAAAAGAATAACGCTGGGCAACTTGTTGCTTTATACCCGCTTATGCCTGAAAATGTATCGCCTAAAGGTAATGACGATACGTTAATTACTCACTATGAATATGAAACTAATAATAAAAATGTTCTTATTATGCCTGAAGATATGGTACATATTCGTTTAGGTCTTGACCAAACAAATCATAAGAAAGGATTTGCACCGCTTCGTACTGTGCTTAGAGAAATTTACGGCGACGAATCTGCTGGGCAAATGGCTACTGCACTTCTTGCTAACTCTGGCGTTCCTAATGTTTTAATTACACCTAAAGATGATTACGGTGTCACTAGCGACGAAGCTGAACAAATTGCAAAAGCTTATAAAGAAAAAGTAGGCGGTAGGAATAAAGGTATGCCGTTGGTTATGTCTGGCGCTATGGACGTTAAGAAAATGGCTTTTAGTCCTACTGAACTTGACATAGGAACATTACGTAGAGTTCCAGAAGAAAGAATATCCGCCGTGCTTGGTGTTCCTGCAATTTTAGCTGGTCTAGGCGCTGGTCTTGAAAGAGCAACCTATTCTAATGCAAAAGAACTTAGAGAATTTTTTACTGAAAATAAATTAATACCTTTATGGAAACAAGTTGGCGAAGAAATAACACAACAACTTTTACTTCGTGATTATCCGAATCAAACTGAAGCTTATGCCGAATATGACTTTAGTGAAGTACGTGCATTACAACAAGATATGGACGCTTTATACACACGTCTAAATGTTGGTGTTCAAGGTGGTTGGATTACTGTTGCTGAAGCTAGAGAAGAAGTTGGTCTGCCTACTGATGATAGTCAAAATGTTTATCTTATGGACGCTAATAAAGTTGTAGTACCCGCTAATGATATGGCTATGACTACTGTTAGTGAAGTTGAACCAGAAGTTATTGAACCTGAAATTGAATATGATGAACCTGAAGTTGAATCCGCTGATGATGAATTACAAAAATCTTATGAATACAAAGTTGTTAGAGAAATAGACGGCGAGTTTTGTGTTATTGCAGAAGAATCTGGAAAGAATATGGGTTGCTATCCTACTAGAGAATTAGCTGAAGCAAGACTTGAACAAATTTCTAGGTTTAGTGATGATAGTAAAATTAAAATTTCTAAAGACGTTTTTACAACCCAAGAGGAAGCTGAAATACGCGCAGAACAAATTGGTTGCGTTGGTTA